TTAACAGGAAATCCTTGCAGCTCATGTCGGGTACCAAAGAGCTGTAGTATAAGCACCCGGGATACAGCGCGTCCATGGTATTATTAAGCACTAAGATAGAGTGCCATTGTTTTTCAAAATGACTGCTGTATTCGTTTTCGTCAGGAAAGCTGTCGAAATCTATCTCGAGTGAATAACCTGCTTTTTCGAATATCTTGTGTAAAACGTAATCGAGTCTCAGGAATGCAGTAATATAGGTGCTATCCGTTCTCCTTTTCAACGCGTTTGGTTTCACTATCTCGTTTAACCATCCGTCTTTCGTGTAAATAGGTGCCATGACGAACTCACGGCTCTGAAACCATTCTGCGCGCTCCGTTAGCATGGATACCCATTCTTGATATTCCAGTTCTCCTTGCCGGGCTTCGTCTTCGCGTGGATCTACAGAAACAGGGTGTGCTCTAAAGTCATCGTATAGTGCATCGAATAGATTTTGCCGGTAAGTGGGAATATCGCTGATGGTTGGAGGGATATTGCCATAGTGCAAACCTGCCATGGCTTGAGGTAATGTCATCTCATCGATCTTACTCCAGATATTCGATTCGTTGAAATAGATGGTTGCTTCAGCGGCGCTATCTGTGCAGCTTGAGATGTCCATGGTAGCCATTTGTTGCCAGCTGGCATGTTTGACCACTACAGCTAAACTCTGAATCGGACGATAGCCGGTTGTTTCGGAATCGTATATATTCAGCATATCCGGATAGTTAAGTACCCGTTTGTTGTGATCTGTAAGCGGAATGCTTATAGGCAGTGACATAGAACTGGCTTGCGAGAAGAGGGGGCTTGTGCTCTCGATATTCAGTTCTATATCAAGTGGCAAATCTAATTGCTCATGGTTGGATCGAATAATGATTGTCATAGTTTACCTTTTTTTTCTATGCTTTCCATTTTACTTTTAACGTCTTTAAACTCTTGATAGTTTATGTCGGCGTGGATCTTTTCCGTTCTGAGTAGCTGGATCTCATCTCTCAGTTCTGCCAGCGTCTCTGTCAGTTCGCCTGTAGATGGCGCTTCAGACGTATAGCCTCCATCGGCGAATCCGTGTGCGCCGGTGTGTCCGTGTTTGCGCTGTTGACGTACTCCCTCGATGGCACGAACCATCGGTACTACGCTCGGGTTCCTGAGCTCTGCCTGCGAAACTACATACTCGCCTTTATGTACGACACCTGCCGGTTCATGTACGCCACCATCGCCGGTATAGCCACCGTCGCTATATCCACGTCCTCCGGGCTTGTATTCATCTCGGATGGTTGTAGTAGATACGGGCGGCTCGCTTTTGGTAATGCCTGAGCCGGATCCTCCCGGGGCGTCGAGTGTCTGGTTCTTGATCTCATCCCTCTTAGCGAGGATGTTCTTCTGTTGCAGACCGGCTACGCCCAATAACGCTCCCGTCAGTAATGCTGCAACGATCGGACCGGCTATCGGACCAAGTTGCATCGATGTAGACCAAACGGTGGCGATACCCATGGCAGTATTTACCCAAAGATTAGCAGTCTGAAGGGCTGCATCCGAGTCCGCTTGTTTCTTCTTCAGATCCAACTCTTTTTGCGCATATTCCCATTCGATACGCTCTTTCTCCTCTGCATTATCCCCAACGGCTGCTAACTCCTTCTGCTTGGCTGCTTCGAGTTTCTTAGCTTCCATCGCATAGATCTGGTTCGTGACCTGAGAAGCAGCTTGTAATGCTTGGGTGGCTACGGATCCGATCATCTGCACATGTGCCTGAATAGCCTGTGCGGTATTCTCAAATCCGAGTGCGCTTTGCTCTTGGAACTGAACGATGGAATCCATGGCAAGCGCCATGTTCTCCATGAGTTGACCTCCCAACGTTTCACCCAACGCTTCTGCTGTCTCCGAGAAGATATCGCGTAACTCACTGGTGTACTCTCGGGCTTTAGCGAGACGTTCCTGAAGGGTTTCGTCGAGCGAACCGGTGGCATCGGCTACTGCCTGCTGTGCAGCAGCTACGGTCTGCGCGTCCATATTCTTGACAGCTTCGTAATAGATGGTCTCTATACCAAGCCGCTCTTTGGCATAGGTATCGGTGATCTGTCGACGCTCATTCTCGTACTGAGTATCTGTTACTAAGCCTAAGCGATGCCTTTCTTCCAGCATCTCCAAACTCTTCTGCTCATTCTGCTTATTGATCTTCAGAGCCTCTGTGCGCGCACGTTTGGCAGCTGCGATGATCTCCTTATCGGCTTCTTGGCGGTTCTTGACTTCGTTCTCGGCGATCTTTTTTTCGAGATTAGAGGTGTCCATACCATATTGCTCCATCAGCCGCTTCAGCTCATTCAGATGCTGCGTGCGGATATCGCGCACATTCTGGTTGTACATGTCCTGATTTATCTGACCTTTCTCGTACGTTTCTTGCTCATCGCGTAAGCTGTCGGATAACCATTGCTGCAAATCCTTCTCCATCCGGGAGTAGTTATCCTTATTAAGAGCTATCTGTGCATTAGCTGCCTTGACTTGCAGATCACCGCTTTCTTGGTGGTGTTTTCGTGCGAATGCCAGTTCGGCATCAGCTTCCTCTTTCGCTAACTCCAGCTGCTTGCGTTTGCTCTCCTCGCTGGTGATCCGCATAGCTGCTTCTTGCTTGATGATCTCCGCCTTCCGGGCGGCGTAAGAATCCTGAAGCGATTGAAAAGCCTTCTTATATGCCTCGTCGGTTAGCTTTTGCTCTTCTTGCTGTTGTTTCTTTTGTTCGTCGGCTGCTTGTTTGTCGGCTTCGGTCTTGGCGGCGTTGTACTGGATAGTGAGGGCTGCTAATTCGGCTTCTAACTGATCTGCCTGATCGGTATAGAACTTTTTTTGCTCTTGGAGAGTTTGCTGGTCGGCTAATTGACGCTTCTGAGCGATATTGTCTATAAGCGAATCCATGCGCGCGGACATGCCATCGAGCGAATTGAAGTTCTCCAGATCCTGCTCGGCTTTCTTGGCACTCACTACAGCCTGTTCGTAACCTTTCTGCATCGCCTCGATGGCTGCCTGTGTCTCCTCAATCGCCTCACGTGCCTTGTTCTTTTTGCGATCACTGGTGGCTTTCGTCAGTTCCTGCTCCTGCTCGATGAGGGTCTTATTCAGATCCACTAACGTCTCCTGATATGCCTGCGCTTTCGCCTGTTCATTAAGCATCGCGATGCGGCGCTCATACTCATGGTTCACATTGGCTAATGCACCCTTCAGTAATTCATTCGTCAGCACTTCGTCTTCAACGCCCTTCAGGAACTCCGGATATTGCTCTCGGAGCTGCTTGATCAGATCGGCGCGCAATTTCTCATTGTTGTTCGTTTCGACGATCGCTCCTACAAGGGCGTTCAAGGCATTTTTCTCTGCATGTACCGATTCGGTGTTTTGAGCTGCCAGTTCGTTGGCGCGCTTTTGCGTGGAGTTGAACGCCTCCTGTGTCACACTGGCTTTATTGAGCCAGCTTACCAACGCAATTAGACAGGTTACAACGCCGGTGATGGCAACGGCGATCAATCCCCATGGAGAACTCAGAAGGCTTTTCTTCAGCAGCTCGTTGGCGTTCTTGGCGGATAGGGTGGCGGCGGTCTCTGCTATGCGCGCTTTCGTTTGAGCGATGATGGCTTTGATATCTGCAGCACGCCAAAGAGTGATAGCTTTGCCGGTCGCCAGATAGGCAATCAGTATGCCCGTGAAGATCTTGATCGCTTTCGCGTTATCTTGCACCCATTTCGCAAAGCTCCGGATGCCGCCAATGATCTGAATCGTCAGATCGATGATATCTTTGAAGATGCCTTTGCTGTTGTAGAACTGAAGCATCAGACCCTCCCATGCTGATTGAAGCAGCTTGATGGATCCTTCTACGGTGTTCAGCTTCGTCTGCTGCATATCTTTCAGATCTTCACCAACGCCGGTAATGCTGTCGCGTAACGTAGTGATCGCTTCAGCTCCGTTCAGGAAGGTCTCGAAAGCAGCTACAGAGCGTTTGTCGGTTAACTCCAATGCCTCGTTCAGCGATACACCTTTATCCTGAAGCTCCTGAAGAGCCGGTGCTAACTCATCCAGAGAGGTGATCGGTTTGCCTAATGCCTGTGCAAGCTTTCCGGAACTGTCTGCCAGATTAAGCAGAATGTTACGGGTGGCGGTGGCGGCACTCGAGGCGTCGAATCCGCTGTTTGCAAGGGTACCAAGGAGAGCGGTGGTGTCTTCGATAGTGAATCCGAAGGCATTAGCTACCGGCGCGATCGTACTCATGGAGTTCTGCAGGTACTCGAAATCCAATGCCGATTTGGTGGTTGCTACACCCATCGCGCTTACTACACGCTGCATCTCGGTAGCCTCCAAACCGAATGAGCGCATAGCTGCTCCGGCTAACTGTGCCGCTGCGGGTATATCGGATCCGGTGGCGGTCGCAAACTGAAGGATGTATTGCGTGGAATCGAGGATCTGCTGCTCATTGAAACCGAGCTTTGCTAACTCGGTCTGCATCTGCGTTACTTGAGAAGCGCTGTATTCGGTCACTTCGCCTAAGCGTTTGGCATCGGCTGTCAGACGCTGCACACCATCGAGCGTGGTTCCCAGAACGGCGGCGAGAGAGGCGTTTGCTGCCTCGAAGGAAGTGATGGTACCAATACCATCTCTTATCGCTCCGATGGCTGCTTGAATACCATTAGCGCCTAACAATCCAAATAAAGTACCCTTGGCTATGTTTAGGACGGATGTCATCTTGCTTGTTTTGTCGCCGAGGTCACTCATGGCTTTCCTTGTCTCGTCTAATTCGGTTTTGAGTTTCCGATAGGTCTCCGGAGAGGCGGTCTTGCTCGTCAGATCCAACTGACGTTGTAATTGAGACGCGCGCTGTCTCAACTGCTGCATGGTCATGTCGCTTGTTTTGAGCGATGCGGTGAACTGAGCCATCTTCTCACGGTTACGATCCATAACGGTCTGATTCTGCTTCATCTGAGTACTCAACTGTGCCTGCTTCTGCCGGTTCTGATCGGTGGCTGCCGATAGTTTCCGGTACTCATCGGTATTCTGCTTGCCGGCTTTCTCTAATTTTGCCAGCTGCTTCTCCTGTTTGGCAATCTCGCTATTCACTTTGGATAACGATGAGGAAAAAGAAGCGTTTTGCTTCTCTAATTTACTGATCTCGGCTTGAAGCGTATTGATCTGACCTTGGGCACCGTTGGCCTCGATGTCAATAATGAATCGTAACTGATCGTCTGTTAGTTTTGCCATAATCTTTCGAATTTATGTGCAAAGGTACTACATTTTTGCCACATGGCAAAAGACACATATTTGGATACAATAAAGGCACCTCGTTTCACAACGAAGTGCCTTCTTTAATTACCATTAAACCTTATTTTTGAACGGATCAAACCTCCGTCGGGGTTTTTGCCGGATTACTACGGGGTAATCCTAGACCATTACCGTTCGCATTACGTTCGCATCGCGGACGTGCGCGTACCGTTTCTTTACTCTTTGAGTGCTTCCAGCTGCTTCTCGTGCTGCTGCATATACGCCGTGTGCAGGTCGTCTATGAAGCGGTACACCTGAGATAGCGTCTCTATGACGGTGGTCATCTGCCGGCGTTGCTCGGTCTCGATATGCGGCATGATCTCTGCGCATGACACCAGCGCGTTATTAAGGCAGTTACGATTAAAAATAATTGGACGGTTCTCTTCCTGCATGCCCGGACAAAAGAAATTGTCAAATACAAACTCTATTTTCATAACGCGCCTCCTTTCGTGAATGAGTACGTACAGATGTTATCGCCTATCTGGAACCGGTATGCCATTCCTCCGGCGATGGGAAACATGATGGCATTGCGACCTTTCAGCCTTACGGCGTTTGCCAAGGAGTGAAACATCTCCTTCAGCGCGATGGTACGGCAGGGATGCTGCTTTACTTGAACGGCGGTACTCATAACGCTTCCTCCTTTCCTGATTGCATGAAGTTTACACATAGCACCCCGTCGCTGAAGACGGCAGTCATACTCACATACCGCTCATCCTCTGCCATGGTGGCATTCACTTTCTCGTCGGATGCCGGGAGTTTGTCCATGATGGTCTGCAGATGTTCTTTGATAGCGTGAACATCGACGCTTTTGTTGATCTTGCACATGATGTATAAGTTTTATTGACAAAAAATACCGGATACTACCCGCTGTCAAAAGTCCTTATACATAGGCTCGCACGGCCATTACAGCCAAATGCACGGGGTATCCGATACTAAATCCGTTTACGTACAACCGGAGGGCATAAAAAATACCGCACGCTTGCGGCAACTCATCCGGTTGCCTATGTATATTTTAACTTTTGACGATGCAAAGGTACTGCTTTTTTTTGACATGACCAAATTTTTAAAGAAAAAAATGCACTTTTCTGCCATTTTTTATAAGAAAGGAGCGTTTTTTCTTCACTTTTGCGTAAAATAGGCGGTATAACACAAAAAGAGAGGATCTTTTCGGATCCTCCCTTCCAAACACATTTAACACTTATGCAAAAGACCCTTACGGGGTTTTTTCTTAGCTTTGAGCTTGAGCCGGTTCGTAGAAGAGCATCGGCTCCGGACAATCGGCTCCACTCAAGGTGAAGTTGATACCGGCGGTTCCACCGTCCTGTGCGCCGATACTCTGGTACTGGAAGATCACACCTCCGGTACACGGGTTGGCAAACAGGAGTTTCTTGCCGTCCGAGCAACGCTCCACGAGTGCAACCACTTCCTTGCCTTGCATCTCGTACGCTAATGCCAAGGTGTTCTCATCGATGCCTTCAACAATACCCGTGACCTCCGCTTTGCCGTCCATGGGCGCCTCACCGGCGTTCACTGCTGGCACTATGGTACCCGGCTTGCACTCAAGCGTGATGGTGTGATCCTCTACTGTATCCGGAGAGGTAAGCTCCAAAAACGGAAGCTGACTCGTCAGCTTTGCGCCGGTCTTTGCCTTCCAGAGAGCAGAGAGGGCTGCCCAGTCGATGATGGCTGCTTCATACAGAGTGATGATGAAGCTGAACTTGGTGGACTTGGATTTTACATCTACGTCCTTACGTTTGATATTCTTAACCATGGTAGTATGTGATTAAAAAGTGTTCAACAAATAGGGCTTGCGGAGGAGTCCTACGTTTTAATGCTTTCTCCTCCGCTTACCCGTTTACTTAGGCGTTCGTCACCTTGCGACCCAACTCAAGCAGCTTGCCGGTCGGACGCGTGATGGTTACGCTCTCACCGTCGATGGTGACGGTAGCATCCTCCAGCTCCGGATAGAGCTCGATGTAGTCACCCTTGGCACCGGCTACGAAGTCAGACTCGATCTTGGAGAGGGCACCGGCTTTCTCCAACTCTACACCAGCTGCGCTTGCTACGAGCGTGATCACACGGTCGGTAGCTACACCGTTGGCGGTGGTGATCGATGTTGCAGGGCTCTCGCCGGCTGCTTGGCTGATCGTGAAGAGCGTGTTGCCGCTCAGATCCACGGTTGCTGCAATAGTCAGAGCGCTTGCAGGGTTGTTAACGAAGAGGAACTGATGCTCGAAGTTGTCAGCCTTCAGGTCTGTCTCCGACTTGAACGGAGCACCGGCCTTAACGACATGAGAACCTTCTTTCCAGCGGCTCTTGACTGCTACACCCTCGAACTCCGGAGTAAAATCGAAGTTCAGCATCTCGCCCGGCTTGTCCTCAAGCAGCTCGATGTTACCGGCTTCGGTAGCAAACATGATGAAGTCGTTCTCCTTCATGTTTGGAACCCAAATAAGCGATGCAGGATCCAGATCTACCAAGGTAGCATTTGCTCCCGTGAAGTCAGCATCTTTGCCGTACTTCTCGCGATAAGCGCGGATGTACCAGCGCTGGTGACGCTTGTTCAGATAGATCTTCATGTCATCCAGACCGCCGTGTACGCGTACGACCTCATCGGCAAATGCCTCTACGGTATCGAGCATCGTATCGGCATCGTACGTACCGATGGAGTCGAACGGCAATACGCGGTACTGACGGATAGCGCGCGTGATGGCACGCAATGCACCGTCGGCAGACAGGTTCGACGGGTTGGCTTTCACGTTCTGCTGGGGAACGCGTACGCCGATCACGTTACGGATGCTCTGCTCTTTGATCAGCTGAGTACCGTAGTGAACCATCACCCACTCGATGAACGTCCACTTGATGATAGCGGATCCCTCGTTGCGGTTCAACCAGCCGATGTACTCCTTCTCCAGACGTACGAGATCTGCAAAGTTGAACTTGAACATCAGATCGTCCACCTTGTACTTGTCCGGAGCGAACGACATACCGCCCTTGAAGATACGACCTGCACGGTAGCCTTGCGACAGCTCGCCGACGATAGCGCTGATCGCTACCTCTGCGTTCTGCACGTTGCTGTGTACCGGGAAAATCGTACCGCGGACGGAAGGCACCTCCTTGAAGTACGCGATGATCGCGTCTGTACGCCTTACCAGATACTCACCGAGCTCGGAGGTCGGAGGTACCATGTTGATCTGACCCTCACCATGGAGAGCTGCCATCGTCAGGCTTGCAAGTGCACCGGCTTCGCGCAACTGTGCATAACGGTTGGACACAATCTGAGCCATCTGCAAGAAATCCTCCTGAACCATCTTCACCTCGTTTCCTCGCGGTGTTTCGCTTACGATGGAAGTGCCGGTAAGCTGGTTGTAGAACTTCGCACGGCTATACAGCCCGTGCTCGATTCCGTACAGATGGGTGGGAGTGTGTGCGCCGCCAAACAGGTTAACGCGTTGCATCGATGCCGTGGTTACCGGCTTTTGGGGCTCGGGCTCTTGAGCCATCTGATTAGCTGCTGTGCGTGCAGCCTGTGCAGCCTGTGCTGCCTGTTGAGCAGCAGCGGCGGGCTCCTGAGCTACCTGAGCAGGATCCACTCCCAGCATCTCGGCGATAGAAGCACGCTCCTCATCGCTCAACTGGGTTGTAGCAGCCTGCGGTTCCGGTTTCTGGTCGGGGTCGGCTTCCTCACCGGCTTCCTTGTCCTCGGCAAGCGTTTTGCCGTGCTCGTTCTTGTAAGCCTCCTCGATTTGTTTCCACTCCTCGGCGGTGATAGAACCGGCTGCTACTTTCTCGCGGCTGATACCCATTGCTTTGAGAATCGCCGCAACATTTTTTTGCCATTTCTTCATTGCGAAAAAAAGTTAAATGATTAGTACTATAGTAACTTGTGACGGATTTACTCCATTGCGTTTGCGATGTCCTTACGCTCCGTGCTGATGCCGTGGATAGCGGCTACAGCGGATTCGAAGTTGCCGATCTCGTCAACCAAACCGGCTTTGATCGCGTCTTCAGCGTAAAACATCTTTCCGGACAATACGCCTTCGATGGATTCATCCACCGGACGGTGCGTACGTACGATCTCTTGGAAGTTAACAGCCAGCGGGGTAAGTACCTCATCGATCATGGTCTGTGTTTTTCCGTCGATAGCGTCACGGTAAGATTTATTCTTATCTGCACTCTCCGGAGGATAAATCTCGATAATTTTGATGCCTTGCTTCTTGTAGAACGAACCATAATCGACGAGCTGTACCATCACGCCGATGGATCCGACGCTGCACATCTTATTGAGCGCAATGATGCGATCACAGAGAGAAGCTGCATACATACCGGCACTTGCGCACATGCCATCCACTACAGCTACTACCGGCTTGGTACGATTCTTCAGCACTTCCTCCAGTCGGATCAGCGATTGCGTGGTACCGCCCGGAGTGTTGAAGACTAAGATAGCGCCGTCGATATCTTCGCTCTGCATCGCATATTCGAGTACCGACGCGATATCGTCTATTCCCGGCACGATCCATTCGAGATCTTCCATGTTCCAGTTGAAGTGCGCATACTTCATCATCATACCGGTGATGCTGAAGATAGCTATACGCTCGGCATAGTAGCCTGAATTGTTGAAGACGTTGCAGATATTGCCGTCGTTCTGCGCGCGCTGGAGTGCCTGCATCTCCGGATATCCGGATGCAGGGCGCTGCGCATCGTGCAGTACGGCTTCCATCTCTGTCGTTCCTGCCTGTATCATCGCAAGCGGCGATGTACGAAGCTCGTTGATGATCTGGTTATTCATAATTATACCTCTTGTTTCGTTTTTAATGTCAGGGTGTCGTTGGTATCGGTACCTTCCAACTCCATGACGGCTGGGTACCGAAGGCTTCCGATCGTACGCGTATAACCATCTATGGTATATATGCGCGCAATCCAGTATTTGAACTTCGATTTACGGAGCTGAGCGGTGATGCTGTTATCCTCGAAGGTAAAGGTGATATCCTCTTCCTGCAGCTTACCGCCGTCACTATTCTTCTCGGACCGGTTGAACTGTGCGCGTCCGCGGCTACGGAGCGTCACTACCTTGCTTTCATCAGACGCAAGGAAGTTTGTCTCTGTACAGGCGGTCACATACTTCGCCGGGCACATGACTACGGTACTGCATATTTGTTCGGATGTCCACATGATCTATCGAAATTCGGTGCAAAATTACAATTTTTTTTTGATATACCAAAAGACACACTTTTTGCGCTCAAAATACTGTCTTTTGCCATGTGGCAAAAAAGTAGTACCTTTGCACTCGCAAACAAATGAAAATAGCAATATGACACACATTTTTTTATTCATCCCTGCGCTGATGGAGGGAGATATCCATCGCTTTATGGTGAAGCTCGCTGTGATGATGTTCGCGTGGCTTTTAGTCGTTATGGTGTCCGGAGTGGATTTGATCACCGGTATAGCAGCTTCCAAACGTACCGGTGTAAAGCATACTACTTCATGGGGGATCCGGCGCACGCTTTCGAAGCTGCTGCAGTACTTCGGTATCTTCTTTGCCTTCCTGCTGTTAGACGTGGTTCTTTCTTCATTGGCTCAGTTCTTGGTACTCTTCAGTATTCCTTTCCTCTCTTTCGGAGTGATCATAGGTGAAATGATCATCGAGATCATCTCTATCATGGAGAACTCACGCCGGGGAAAAGATAAGGATGAGGATAAGGTGGATGATCTGATGCAGTTAGCAGCTGCTACTGTCGATGCCGTCGGTACGGAAAAGCTGAAGCAATATCTCGAGGCGATCAACAAATATGTAGAATCCAAAAAGTCGTAAGTATGAAACAGTATTCCATCGCAGAACGTCAGGCGATCAAAGACCGGCTGGCATCAGAAGAGCACTTTGATCGTGACAGAGAATTGTTCGGTCAGCTCTTCCCACATCATACCTTGCTCTCTGAGCTGGCACGTGTGAACCGAGTGAATAAAGTAAGCCTTTGCCGTCGCATGATCTATCTGATGCTTCAGAAAGTAGATGAGGCGGAGATCCTGAAGTGGCGTGATAGTACTCCGGTGCATATTACGCTGTGCCCGGAAAACTCTCCGGAGCCGAAACAGGTAGATGTGCCTTCGGTACCCGCTGCGCCCAAAAAGAACCTGAAGATGGAGGAGTTTCCCGGTATCAACTGGCTCAATAATGAGTCTGAAGACATCCAACTGGCTATCCTGCTGTATGACGAGCGTATTAACACATGGCATCAGATGATTGCTCTCAGAAATGATATTGACGAGTGCCCGGAAAAGGCTGTGATGATTGCAGAGCTGGATGACCGCAACCGGATGGCTCAACATGAATTGGAGGTATTCCAAGATACCGGCGTTTTTCCATGTAAGCATCCGATAGCTGTGAAGTTCGTTGCAGAGCGTAAGAGACTTGCAGAACTGCGCGATCTCAAGCGCAATAAACCGGATGAGTTCATGGCTCAAGTAACGAATGCAAGGCATAATATCAGCCGGTACCGTTCATGGCTGAAGAATAAAAAGAAGCTGACGGATGAGCGTCGTAAGCAGATCGAAGAAAATCTTGCGAATGCTATTCGTCTCGATGAATTGTTACAGCGAGTGGTGAAAGAATGATGAATGTGACGGAAGCTATACGACGCATGAGGCTCGCACGTCAGGCTAAGCAGCCTGTTGGATTGCTTTTCTATGCATCCACAAAGCCTTATGGCATCCGGAAGGTGGAGAACTGTATGCTTAGAACTCGACCGATAGATGCAGATACTGAAAAAACAGTTTCCGGATCTCAGCGTAAGTTCTTCCTCACGGATCGATTCATCTACTTTACGGATCTGGATACCGGTGAAGCTAAACAGTGCCGCAAACGCCTGATTACCAAAATTCGGATAGGATCCACTTGGCATGAGGTTACATTAGAATAAATAGATATCATATGGCAAAGACAAAACAAGTGAGTACTCAGAGTGCTCAAACCAACTTTCTCGGAAACGGACTTGGATATACGCGCGCTAAGAGCGGTGAGGTGGTGATGTTTACCATCGATGGTCTGTATGATGATGACAATGAGCGTCTGGACGGGTACCGGCGGCTCTATAAGCCTTATATGGGTGAAAATATCTGTGTGTCCGTAGCCGGGTACTATATCCCCATCTGGGGAGAACTGCATAACTTGTACCCGCAAGAAGTAGATGCATTGATCCGGGAGAACAAGCTGCTGCCGGGAATCCTCCGGAAACAGGAGGACTTTCTGTATGGACACGGGCCGTACTTATATCAGGAGCAGATCGTGGACGGTAAGAAGATCCGTGTACCGGTGGAGGACGAGCAGATCCAGAACTGGCTCGATAGCTGGGAGCAATACGGCGTCGATAGCTATGAAGACTATCTGCGTCAGTTGATAGCCGATTACTACCGTGTGCGTACTTGCGTCACGCAATACCATTTTTCGCAGGGACGAAAGATTTTGGGGTACCAGCGAGGATCTATTTTGGCGCTTTCGTACGTCGGAGCGGATGAAGCGCGCTTGGCGATGGAAGAGAATCCGCAATTTAAACGTGTCAAACAGCAGGATTGTAGCTATGTGGCGGTGGGAGACTGGATGCTGCGCGGTACCGGATGCCAGTTTGACATCTACCATCGTCTGGATCCTGCCGATCCGTTCAAGTACCCGAATGCGATTGCCTTTAATGGTAGTAAGTCGTTTGGCAAATGGGTATATGCCTATAATGAGTGGTTTGCCGGTCTTCGTGAATGGGTGAAGGCTTCTAACCTCACGCCTAAGTATCTGAATAGCTATCTGAAGAATGCACTTAACGCACATGTGCATGTGAAGATCCCGCAAACGTGGGTGTCTGTACATGAAAATATCTTAAAGCAGCTCTGTGCTACCAATATCGGTTCTTCAGATCAGAAGCGTTGGACGTATGAGTACCGCGGTGTGAAGCTGATCGATCCGGAAAAGAAATTGCCTTATGCATTCTCGCAGAATATGGTGGACGATCTGATAGCCAATGAGCTGGAGAAAGTCACCAAGCTGCTATCCGGAGAAGGTAAGAACCAAGGTAAACTGTACGCTACTACCAAGGTCGGTCAGGAGGGCTGGGAGTTTGTGGAGTTCCCGTCTAAGTTTAAGGACTATTTCGATTCGGTCATCAGCTATGACAAACGAGCAGATCAGGTCACGCTCGCCGGTATTGGTATTAACTCATCGATCACCAATGTAGAGAATGACGGCGTGATCTCCAAATCCGGAGCCGATGTGTACTACAACTATGTAGTGTACCTCAATGCGCTTTCGTATCCGGAGAAGTTCGTGTGCAGGGAGATTAACCGTGCTATCCAACTCAACTTCCCGCACGCCGTGGAACAAAATATAAAACTCGGTTTCCGCATCGAAGTGCCGGTGAAGCAACAGGACACTACGCCTTCGGATCGGATCACCGAAAAGCAGCCTATAGGATAAGTGTTTAGAGTGAAAAGACAGAAATTTATTAATTTTTTTTGTTTTTTAATAATTTCCGATTTTTTCACTCCAACACTCCAACACTCCCACAGAACGGGGTGCGTCAAAACGTAAAGTGCTGAAATTGAGCGTTTTTTGATTTGTGTTTTTTGTTGGAGTAGCCAAAAATCACTCCAACACTGTGGGAGAAGTCCACTCCAACACTCCCACAACTCCAACAGACCAAAAGACACTACTCCCACACACTCCCACAGACTCCAACGCTACTCCCACAGAAAAACAAAAAGCAAATAATCGGCTAATTCTTATATATATTGTATTGAAAATGAATATATTATATTATATAAATATGCGGCTTCGAAGACCTTGCAAAGTGTGTCTTGTGGGAGTGTTGGAGTGTTGGAGTGGATTTTTGGATTTTTTTTGCAAAAAAATTCGCACATTTTTGGGCTCGTGCGCCCGTGTGTGCGTGTATATGACATAGGCATGCGTACGCGCGCGAGACACGTGTGGAACAATCAAAAAAGCGATATCATCAGCCTGAAAATCGAAATGTAGAGGCTAAATGTCCAAATTTTTGTCCAAAAACCTTAAATTTTCGGGGGTTTTGGCCACGGCGAAAATAGTTAAAATGCTAAAAATCAGCCGGAAGGCCTCTCGCGAAAAAAAATCAAAAAAAGCGCATCTACCTCCGAAGTCCGCGCACGCTGGTTCGCTTTCGTGCAACTCACGATTTTGAAAATACCGGATATATGATTTTGCCCTGATTTATCAAGGCTCCAACAAAAAATTGAAATCATGGATACAAACTTCGAGCAAATAAAAAATCTCTCTCCTAAAACTATAAATGTTATCGTATCGACGAAAGGAGAGAAGACGGGTGGGGTATCACCTGAGTTGGCATCATATGTATTCCAGCTCACACGAGCCTATGAACTATTCACCGGATCCGAATCAGATGGTACCATCATGGGAGCAGCGCAACAATTACAGAAGGAGTTCCCGTCCATCTCCATCCGTACTGCACGCCGTCGTATATCAGATAGTATCCAGTTAATGCACTCTGAGACGGACACCACACCGGATCAGTGGCTTGAGTTCTATGCGGATAAGATGGATCGCCTTGGTAAACAATGTGAGACGAATGGTGAACTGGAGGCGGCGCGCCGGTCGTACGAGATAGCTTGTGAGTACCGGACGAGAGCCGCTGCGGGTCGTGTGGATCCGGAGCGTATTAAATATAAGAGGATGTTAGTATCTCCGGATGTGCAAGCCGATCGCCTCGGTTTGGGCGGCACGGGTATGCGCGAACTGTTAGCGCGCGGTCGTCAGATCATCGAGTCAACCGGTTTATCTACAAAGGATAAAGAGCGCGTTATGCGTGAGCTCGAGATGGAAACTGGAATAGAGGATGTAGCATATGAAGAAACGGATAATCAATAGAGAACTATACGATGAGCAATACTATTCTGCTGTGCAGACCTTGGCTCTGTTAGCCGATACGCAAGATATGTATTTTGAGTTAGGTCGTGGATCCGGTAAAACAACTCATATCCTCGGCCCTCGTATCGATCGTGTACAGAACTCAATGCCCGGATCAGTACAGGTATTTTTGGCTTCTACCTATAAAGCTATATTTGAAAACTTGGTACCCGGCATCATGGAGTTCTTTGCGGATCACTATGAAGAGAATATGTACTATTGCATAGGCAATCGACCACCTGCACACTTCAAACCATGTCGTACTTTGA